TCGGTCTGTTTGTATTCTCTTGCTTATCTCTTCAATAAATGCATCACGCTGTAGCATCATTAATCTCCTTACGGCACTGTTCAATTTGTTCTGGTGTAATTGCTTGCATGTAATGCCATTCAGGTTTGTTCTCCATTAATGAGAAGCCTTTACCTTTAACTGTATGACATAAAATAATCTTTGGTTGATATGCTACTTCATCCAAAGCATTCGTAATTTCCTTCGTATCATGTCCATTAACAGAATGTATATCAAATGGAAAACCAGATAACTTCTCACGAATACTATTGAGCATCAAACAGTCGTCTGTCTTACCAAGAATGATAAGATTATTGATGTCAATAAAGATTGTCATGTTTCTGATTTGACGATGAGCAACAAACAACAATGCTTCCCATGTCGAACCCTCATACAATTCACCCTCTGAAATAACCACATGAACATGACTGTTTGGATTAGCAATTGCCATACCAGCACCAACACCAACACCATGACCAAGAGAACCTGAAGTCATGTCAATGCCAGGTATAGAAATGTTACCAAACACACGCAGACATGTTGGTTTACCTTTACCCCAATTATCCCAATCTTCTTGTGGAATAATATTCAAATCACGCAGAATAGGATACAATGCTACTGTTGCATGGCCTTTACTGATAAGAACTTTATCTTCAAAGCCAACATAACCACCATGGTACAATGTGGTGACAATCTCTAACATTGAAAAGGTAGAGCCAGGGTGTCCTTGTTTTACCTCAACAAACTTCTCAAATAGTTCTTTGCGATATAAGTTTGCTTTTCTTTGCAAATCCATAATCAATCTCCAAGTATTTTTCGTTTCAATTTAATCTTTGACATCTCAACAAGATTGCGTCTTGAATCTTCACCAAACTTTGCTTCAACAAGATTTAAGAACGGCTCATGTGAAAAGTATTTGTGCCATGCTTCATCACGAAATTTCAAAACTTCTGCACCAGTCAATGTCTTTGTGCGTAGTGGTTTACAATCATAAGATAAGAATGCAAACTCTTCAAACTTCTCTGGTAAATCCCAGCCACTATTTTTTGCGTACATGTATAGTGGACTGCCTGGTAAAGCCATAGCGGCATAGAAGTTGGCATGTTCGGTGTTTAGTTCAAGTGACAAGTCTAATGTCTCTTGCATTGTTTCCATTGTATCTTCTGGAAAACCGAACATGTAGTTGCCAAGAATGTTGATGTCTGCTGCTTTAACATCAGCGACAACACGACGAATATCTACATCTTCAAATTTACCTTTTTCAATCTCAAGTCGTACATTCTGGTTTGCTGCTTCAATACCAAGGCATAACCAATTCACACCGGCTTCTTTGAATAATTCTAGTTGATCTTTACGCACAGAATCAACTCTTGCATATGCCCAGAAATTAAAGTCCATACCCCGCTGTTTGATGCCTTCAAGAATTGGTATGTAATACTTTTTATTCAGAAAGAACATTTCATCGGTCAAACGAACTGTACGAACACCATTCTCATACAGGTATTCAAATTCTTTAAGCATCAATTCTGGTGACCAAAAACGCATACCACGAGAATCGGATGATACTGTGCCTTGTTCGTATGATGTACGATTGACAATGTTGATCATGCAGAAGTTGCAACCAAATGAACAACCCAACGATGTAGAGATTGCAGCAAATGGTGTACGACCATCATCTTTAAAATAATTATGCCAATAGTGGGCACGATATTTGTCTAGCAAGTTTCTTTTCTTTGGTAACAAATCCCATGCATAGCCAGGCATCACACGATCCATATCTTTTGTTTGCACAATTTCACCCGGTGCGCCTGTTGCAGCAAAGCCATGCTTTTTATAAACAAGACCACGAACTTTATCTAAGTTATCTTTATAGTTTGTTTGTAGCAAATCAAGCAGACCGTATACACCTTCATTGATGAATACAAAGTCAACATAAGGCAAACCAATTACATCATATGGCAATGCAGATGCATGTGAACCAATGAATACAATTTTAATTGATGGTCGTACAAGTTTGAGTTGTTGGGCTAATCTTGATGCACCAATCATCATTGTGGTGCCTGAGTTTGGATTTTGTCCATAAAGAACAAATACTGCTATGTCAGTATTCGTAGCAGAGATACGATGAGCCGAATGCTCAAGGTCTGGTGATGGGTCTGCATCAAAGTCAAGTATGCATGGGTCGTAACCTTCTTTACGAACTGCTTGTGCCAAAAGTAACGCCCATGTTGGCGGTTCAATCGCAGAATACTTATTGGCAAGTGCTTGATATGCTTGAGCAGCACTGCTTGGTATAACAAATGTCACCACTTTTGACATAACAAAAATTCCTATTAATGTAGTTTTTTATTCTTCGCTTCGTGTATGCTTTGAATTACTTCTTCTATCATTTGGTGTTGTAAATCTTCTTCTTCTTGATCTTGCTCTTCTAACAGACCTTCGATCATCTTATCTGAGTCTGCCATTTCACTTACTGTGCGTTCAACAAGTTTATCATAATATCTTATCATCGATTCTTTTGGCTCAACAACAGTTATGATATCTGAATAATAAATCATGGCAGAGTTTTCTTTGATCAGTTCTACTGGCAACCATGGCATCATCATCATGACTGTTTGACCTGTTGGCAAACGACGAAAAACAATACGCATGGGATCATTTACTTGTATTTGGTCAGAGTTCTCATCTTCAAGCATAGAAGCCATAATATCTTCACCAGACTGCATTCTTATTAGTTTAACGTTATGCATTCTTGACCTCTATATTGTAAAACTTGTACTTAAATTTTTCTTCATCGTATATTCTAACACGCTCTTGTAAATGTTGCAAGGTATAATTTACATGTTTACCTATACGAAAGTCATCGGCTATATCGTAAAGAACGGCCTCAGTTTTGTTATCACCTATTCTAAGACCTCTACCAATTGACTGTAGATTTCTTACCCTTGATTTAGATGGTGATGCAAAAATAACATTGTGTAGATTACGAATGTTAATACCTGTGCTAAAAGTGCCGTATGATGCAACAATGATAGCATTGTTTTCTTTTTCGGTTATGGCACGAACTTTCTCACGAACATCTACATCGGTGCCACCATAAACAAAAAATACATGTCGATTAGTGGCTTTCTCTTCAATCATTTTGTGTAGATGTTTGCCATGTTTTTCTACTAGATTGAAGAGTATGAGTGAATTACCCTCTAATGACAGTGCAAGATTACGAATGAATTCGTTTCTTGCGGTACTTTTAACTATGTAGTCTATTTCGGATTGATAGTCCCAACCTCTGGATAGTTTACACACTTCTTCTGGATGTTTCAATACCAAGCACTTAATACGAAAGTCTGCCAGTTGTTTGTTTTCAATCAATTTAGCGGTAGTGGTAGATTGATACACAGGACCAAATAGACCCTCTAGCACAAGTTTGTGTGTCTGTGTGCCATCAACCGTACCCGTACAACCAATACGATATGATGCGTTCTTCAGACCAGTCATGATGGTAGTCAGTGACTTTGCTTTGAATTGATGTGCTTCATCACCTAAAACAAAATCAAACTGCTCAAAGTATTCTGGTGGATTCTTGTAGATAGATTGCCATGTAGTAATGGTCAAAAACTTATCTGTATGTTTGTCTTTGCCTGAGTATTGACGGTGACAATATTCTTCAGCATCGTATCCGTAAGACTTAAAATCGGAATACATTTGCTCAACAAGTGATGTTGTCGGTACAATCAATAGTCCTTTTCTATAATCTTTGTATTGGAGATACCGAAGAATAAGGTATTGTATTAGTGACTTACCTGAACCAGTGGGTGATAACAACAACATTCTCTTTCTTCTTACGGCAGTAATGAATGCTTTGTATTGATACTCCCTTACACCTTCTGTTATAATGGTCTTGTCCAAATGAAGTTGCTCCAGAAACTCATTGGCCTCCAATGCTGAAAAACTCTCTGCATTGTTTACAGCAGCATCAACCTCAAGTTTGTAATCTCTCTCTTCACAAAACTTCTCAATGTAAGGTACAAGACCGTGGTAGATAGTGTATGTGCGTAAGTCAGCAAGTCTTATTTTACCATCCCAAAGACGATTCTTGTACGCTGGCATAAATTGATAACCAGGTACAAAGAAAGTAAAGTAGTCTGCAAGTTCTTGTGCAACACTCTTCTCACACTCAAACCTGATGAACGCTTCATTCTGTTTTCGTAAAATTAGATCAGACACCTTGTATGAATTTTTCCCAGTCAATAAACGAACGAAGTTCCCATGTTCGATTGTTTAATTCTTTTAATATTGCCTGACAGACTTCAACAATTTCTTCATGCAATAACTTCTTTGCCAGATATTTGTTGATATCTTCATCCGCCTCTAAGTATGTATTGATCTCTGATTTGAGTGTGTATGGAAATGGTTGCCAACCACGCTTCTCAAGTTCATCTTCATCAAGTCGGCCTGTGTAGTATTCCCATTTTAACTTACGCCACTTGTTGTAATTGAATTCTGCTTCTTTGGCTAATAACCGATGTGAAGAAAGAATGTTCAAATACTTTGAGTGAAGTTTGGGAATATCAATTAGTGCTTTACCTGGTTCAGTGCGGTCGATATTAGAATCCGCAGTCCACATTTGTAATACTTCGTCAAGTTTAGTCATAGTATACCTCCGTTTAGGAGTATATCACATTTAAAATAATTTTTCTACATTGTAATAGGTAAATCTGAATGTAGCGTCTGCTGTGATGATTGTATCTGGTGTATCGGTAGATGACATAACAAAACCAGATAGTGATATTGGAAATAAATCTTTGAAGTTGAAACGGTAATAAGGCTTATTTGATGCAGAAAGAATAGTCACTGCACCATCAGAATATTGTGGTAACTTTGTTGGTATCGCTGAAGCAAATTGATTTAGTTTATCTAAATTTTGATATTCTTCATACTCTGTTGGGAATGTTACTGCACGAAGCCAGTCATGCACTTCTAACCAAGATAACATCTCAGCGTCAACAATAAAGGTGACATTCAACACATCATAGATTGCTTTTTCACCAGGTGCGTATAACTCAACAAACGGGTTTTGTACCGGAATTTCTGAAGTAGAAATACCAGGTAAAGAAATTGTTTGTGCAAAGTATTGCAGATTCGGTGTACGAGCCAAGTTCAGCGTAAACTTGTTAGGCTGTAACGAATTAGGATTTGTTGGATTGCGTGTAAGAACTGTCATACTCTTATTTATGCACCATAAAAAAAGAGGCTCCCGAAGGAGCCTCTTTAAAGAACCACTCTGCGGTGGCTTTTTTAATTACATCAAGTTCGCAATACGGAAACCACGGTAGTAGTTGTTGCTCTGAGTATTCAGAGTACCAAGACCTTGTGTGGTGCCTTCTGCGAATGGGTTTGCTACCAGACCGTAACGAGTCTT